GTTGCTGAGTACTGTTTTGACTCATACCAGCATCCTGGCCTTGCTTTTGATCTAGCAAGTCTGCTAGGTCTCGTAGTATGTCAGACATTTTCATGTTTTATTTTCCTTATGTTGTCCAAGGACGTCCTATTACTAGACCGCCTGTATTGGCATTGTCAACTACTGCATCATCACTGTACTGTGTTGGTAGTTGCGTAATATTGTATGTTGCTCTAGCATTACCATCAGTTGCTCGCTTGGTTGCAGCCAAATCTAGTTTAGCCTTCTGCTTGAGTTCTTTAGTTGCTAGTTCCGAAATGCCGTTTGCTGCCATTACTTCATACCACCTAGCTGTTTAATACGAGCTAGTTCATCGACGGGCTCTACTTCTTTGGCTTTCATGTAGTCACGGGCTGTGTCTAGATAGTCAACGGCCTTAGTGATCTTGGCCTGCACCCACTCTGGTAAGTTTTCATCAGCACTTAAAATGCTGCGTAGTTCTTCAGCTGCATCTGCTGCTGTGGTTAGATCCTGCCGGGCCATTTTGCCTTCTTGATCATATTCTGCTCGATCGCCCGTATCATGATCGTTAGCTGATAGTTTGATAATGTCCATAATGAAATCCTCTGTTAAATATTTAGTTAAATACAGTCACTATGATTAATAAACAACCCTTCAAAGAGCTGATTGCAGGACTTAAAGAAAACGGAAAGTACCGAGTATTTAACGATATCCTACGTGAAAACGGCAAGTTTCCCCAGGCTATTTGGTACGGACCGTACAATATTAAGAATATTACCAATTGGTGTTCTAATGATTATCTAGGAATGGGACAGAATAAAGTTGTACTCGATGCCATGCACACAGCATTAGACATGACTGGCGCAGGTTCGGGTGGTACTCGTAATATTGCAGGAACAAGTCACTATCACGTAGCACTAGAACACGAACTAGCACAGCTACATAACAAGACCGGTGCATTATTGTTTACTTCGGCCTATGTGGCCAACGAGTGGTCTTTAATTGCGCTAGCTAAAATTATCCCTAACATTCAGTTTATCAGTGATGCAAACAATCATAACAGTATTATTGTGGGTATCAGCCACAGTAGAGCTAGCAAGCAGGTTTTTAAGCATAACGATTTAAAAGATCTAGAGGACAAGTTAGTCAATGCACAACTCACAGGGCATGTTCCTTGTGTTGTGTTTGAGTCAGTCTACTCAATGGATGGCGATGTTGGACACATCAAAGAGATCTGCGATCTAGCAGATCGTCACGGTGCTATGACATATATCGACGAAGTTCATGCAGTAGGACTTTATGGACCCCACGGTGGTGGGAAAGTTGAAGAGCTAGGGCTAGAATCCCGTATTGACATAGTCAATGGTACATTAGGGAAAGCCTATGGAGTCCAAGGCGGCTATATTGCTGCCGATAAAGAAATAGTCGACGCCATCCGTTCAGTAGCCGCTGGGTTTATCTTTACTACCAGCATGAGTCCTGTAACTTGTGCAGGAGCCTTGGCTGCTGTTAAGTATCTAAAGGATCATCAAGAGCTGCGTGATCTGCATCAAGAACGTGCTCGCAAGCTCAAGCACCGATTAGTTAAGAACGGCATACCCGTGATGGAATGCAGTGACAGTCACATTGTTCCTGTATTTGTGGGCGATGCTAAACGTGCTAAGGCAATGAGTGACCGATTGTTAACTGAACATAACATCTATGTTCAAGCAATAAACTTTCCAACGGTTGATGTGGGAACAGAGCGGTTACGTTTTGCACCTACTCCGTTCCACGACGATGGATTGATTGAAGATCTAATTGTTGCTCTAAAAGAAGTGTTTAGTAGCGTTGAGTAACATTTAAGTAATTGAAGTATTCTTTAATACCATCTTCTATATTAACAAATCCGTTAACATCAACACCTGCTGCTTCTAGATACTCTGTAGAAGCGCAGGTGCTCTTTTGATACTGTGCTTGAAGATCAGCAGGCATGGGGATATACAATTTGTCACCCATCACTGCATCTAGGCAACAGTCAGCCACATGGTCAAAACTGACTGCATTGCCTGTACCTAGATCGTACAGTCCTTCTTTGTAGTTGTTTAGAAAGTGATAGACTGTGCGGGCAATATCTTCAACATAGATAAAGTCTCTAAAGTATTCGTCACTGCGGTCAAATATGTTGATTGCCTTTGTTTCAGTAAGTTGCGTGTGCCATTGGTAAGGAGTACTTGCCATGCGGCCTTTGTGATATTCGTTCGGCCCATAGACATTAAACAAGCGTAGTACTACTCCGTGTGTAATTTCTTGTTCGCTAGCCAACTTGCTAAAGGCGTAATGATTTAGAGGACCTGCACCATTGCCATAGACTGCTGCTGAACTGGCAAAGATAAACTTAACAGCATTCTCTTGGCATAAATCGTGCCACTGGCGTGTGCGTAGAACATTAGTTTGATAGATGCTGCTCCAGTCACGTTCAAGTGTAGAACTGTTAGCACCGAAGTGTATAACAGCATCAAAGTCTTTAATGTCAGTGTCCATCTCTTTAGTTGAGTGCAAGCCTAGATATTTTTTGCCTACTAAGTTTTTATACTGATCACCGGTAGGCAAGTCATCAAACAAGTAGACATCTTCAATACCCTGCTTGTTTAGATAGCCTAATATCACACTGCCAATAAAGCCGCCGGCACCTGTTAATGCTATCATTCTAGTTCTTCCCAAGTTGGAGCATATGCTCCTAGATGTTGGACTGTAACGCTTGCTGCCCTGATAGCATACTCAATTGCAGTAGCGATGTCTCGCTGTATTAGATACTCACAGACTAATGCTGCTAAGAATGTATCCCCGGCGCCGCACACATCACTTACTTCTACCCTAGGAGCAGGAAAGGATAACTCGTGGGAAGGAACCATTGCTCCTTTGCTACCGAGTGTTACAATAAGTCCAGAACATTCTGTTTTGATCTTGCTGTACTCTAGTTCGTTGATCTTTACCCATGCACCTTGCATCCGTTCAAGGTCAGTCTTCTTTGTATCTATAAACACAGGTATCTTAGTTTGTATAGCTTGCTCAATCAACTCGTATGATACTGTTCCTTTAGCATAGTCGCTAAACACAATAGCATCATATCCCAACAATGTATCGTTGCTAAGGCGGATCGAGTGACTTTCGACATCGTTGTCTATGCGAACAATCTGTTGCTTGCTGCGGATATCTATCAGTCTGGTCTTTGTGCTAGTTTCTTCGTGTAAGTAGTTTACCCGACATCCTAATGCTTCTAGGTTACGAGCAACGTTGCCGGCCATGCCGGGCTTGTGTTCTTCGTGCGAAAATTTAAACACAGGAACTGGTGCTTCCGGACTGATGCGATCAACGGTACCGTATTGGTAAACGTCTACGCAATCATCCCCTACTAATAATACGTTGTATGATGTTGGTTGTTGAGTGTTCATCTATTCTCTCAAAATATTCTATGCGTTTAGCATATTCGCTGCCTATCACAGTCTTACCCTTCCAGTCGCTGCCTACCATCATCACAGCAGGACGGAACTGATTAACTAACATTGCAAGCTCTAGATCACTGTCAAATATTTGTACTTCGTCTACTGCCTTTAGATTAGACAACATTGCCTTGCGCTCACCCATAGTATTAATAGGACGAGTTGGGCCTTTTAATTTAGCCACACGCTCGTCGCTGTCTATAGCAACTATTAAGTAAGTTCCTAGGCTACGAGCAGTGTTTAGCAGTCTAACATGTCCTGAGTGCAGTATGTCAAAGGTACCGTTTACAAATACAGTTGTCATGACAATGATTCTACAAATGTTGCAAGATCATCAAACACTTTGGTCCTATGCTTGATATCTTTATAAGTCCACTTGTTTAATTCTTTCTCTGTTTCTAGGCCGTGACCTGTACGAACAAGGACAGGAACTGCGCCGACTTTATGTGCTGCCTTGAGGTCGGACAGTTTATCACCTACAAAATATCCTTTGTTGAATTTAATGTGTTTAATTTCTTCCTCGCATCGTTTAAACATTCCGGTATTTGGTTTAGCAAATATATCACTTTTTAAATTAGTATTGCTATAAAATAATCCGTCTATGCTGGAGCACCCTGCCTGACCTAATAGTTGAAACATATATTCATGTACTCGTTCAACATCCGTTGAAGTGTACAATCCTTTTCCAATTCCGGCTTGATTAGTGATCACAACAATTTTGTGACCCATTCTCCGTAGTTTAGCAATTGCTTCTAGGCTACCGGGTATTGGTATAAAGTCTTCTACGCGATAAGTGTAGGTTCCACGATCGATATTGATGACGCCATCTCGGTCCAGTCCTACAACACATTTAGGGGCAATGTTTTTACTATCATAGACTGATGTTCCTTCATCTGTATTGAAACTAGGATCCTGTACAGGAGGAACATCAGTAGTCCATTTAATTTTAGACATCTAACTGGTTAGCTGAGGTTGTATTCTGACTATCTCCCGGGATAATTCGGTAGTTGTCTTCCACACTATCAGGCGTGCTAACTTCAAATATCATCGAGTTAGGTTTTATAGCAATAAGTTGGTGCGGCATCATAGGAGGATTGTGCCAAGTATCGCCCTCATTTAATATCTTTTCAATATAGGTAGCTGTAGTTGTGTCGCAGTAGATTAGTTTAAATTGCCCTGCATTAACAAACCAAGTTTCATCTTTATCTTTGTGGAAGTGCATAGAAAACTTTGCACCTTCTTTTTCAAATACTAAAATTTTACCTGCATATTTGTCGTTAGTGGCCCAAATGATTTCGTAACCCCAACCTTTGTCTACTTTGCCTTGCAGTCTTTCCATTATACTCTGTTCTCCATAATCTTGTCAGCAAGGCCGTAGTCAATTGCTTCCTGTGAAGATAAGAATGTGTCAAACTTCATAGTCTCAAACAATTCGTCATAAGTCTTACCTGCTGTGTTGTGACGCACATACAATTGTGTAAGACGTTCGTTAATACGTTTGCTTTCTTCGAAGCTGCGACGTGCATCTTCGAACTGCAAATCTTGTACATGGACACTACCGCTAGTACCACGTGTGCCAGAGCTGACACGATGGATCATTGTACGTGCTTCTGGTAGTACATAACGCTTGCCTGCGGCTCCTGCTTGCGCTAGGAATGATCCCATACTACAGGCCTGCCCCATAACATAGGTAGCTACTGGACACCGGATAAACTGCATTGTATCATATATAGCTAGTCCAGCAGTGACGCCGCCGCCTGGGCTATTAATGAACAAGCTGATTTCTTTGTCTGGGTTTTCGCTTTCTAAGAACAATAGCTGGGCTACAATAGTATTAGCCATATTGTCTTCTACAGGACCGTTGAGCATAACAATGCGCTCTTTTAACAATCGGCTGTAGATATCATAGGCACGTTCACCTTTGCTCGTCGACTCTACTACCATTGGGATTAAACTCATTCTGATTCCTTGTTGTTTATTGTTTAATAATAAGCTCTTTGACTCGTGCTGTCAACCAGTCCACAACCTTTATGGTTGGCTGGTATCCTAACTGGTGTAGTCGTGTGATGTCTGCACAGGTTATGTCTACTGCTCCGATTCGATCTGGCACTCTAATCTGTCTGCGGCTAACTGTATCTGCCAATTCTTGTACGCTAACTGTTTGTCCCGTACCTATGTTGTAGATGTCGCCGTTTTTACCGTGTTCCATAATGATCTCAAGAGCTTGGATCGCATCACTGACATGCACAAAGTCTCTACGCTGTTTGCCAGTACCATCTATTATCAATGGTAGATTTTGTTCTGCCATGCTTAGGAACTTGGCAATAGCCAAACTGTATTTGCCATAGTTCATGTGTTCGCCGTACATGGTAAAAGGACGCACTATCACTAGTTCCGTGTTGCCTTTGATTGTCTGTGCAGTAAGTGCCATTTCGGCAGCAGCCTTGCTGACAGCGTAAGGATTAGTTGGCTGCAATCTATCTGTTTCTTTACTTGCACCTTCTATGCCGTTGCCGTAGACACTGCTAGAACTAAAGTAGATGAACTTTTTAACGCCATGTTTTTGGGCTGCGTTGAACAAACTGTGACTGCTAACAATATTAGTATTGTAGTAATCAGCATACTCAGTCCAACTAGCATTAATACGTGTACGAGCAGCACAATGTATTACAATGTCTACATCGGCTAACAAGAATTCATAATACGCAGAATCCTCGCGAAGGTCTGCTTGATTGATACTGTGATGCCATTTGACCAATGTACCATTTTCAGCACTAAACAGATCAGCAGGCAGGTCTATGCCAATTAGGTCAAATCTGTGCATCCAAGCATCAACCAAGTTGCGTCCAACGAATCCGTCTACACCTGTGATTAAAATTCTCTTCATATATGTATTTTAGCAGAAAAACTCTTGCATTGCAAGCAATATGAGTATAGAATTAAGGTTCCAATAAATACTTCTTTATAAGTTGAAGGATATGTCAGTACTATTATTAAACGCAGACGCCGCCCCAGTTAGTATCTTGCCGTTGAGCACGGTCGGCTGGGAAGAAGCTATACGCTACATTGTTTTGGACAAGGTAGAAGTGTTGGCTTGGTATGAGGATTGGGTTGTTCGTTCCGAACACTGGAGTACTCGCGTGCCTGCAATCATCATGCTCAAAGAATACCAAAAGCCAAAGAACACAATGCGCCTAAGCAAGCGTAACATCTTCTTGCGAGATCAATACACTTGCCAATATTGCGGAGTACATTGTACAGATTCATCGGCCACATTGGATCACGTTATGCCACAAAGCAAGGGCGGCAAGACCACTTGGGAGAATAGTGCATTAGCCTGCAAACCTTGTAACTACAAGAAGGCAGCATCAACCAAAATGAAACCATTTACAAGACCTCACAAGCCTCATTACTGGGAACTAGTCGAGAAACGTAAGAAAATGGGCTTTAATTTGGCACATTCAAGTTGGGCTGATTACCTAAATTAACGGTTGACAACCATGTAGTTTCCTGCTATAATTGTTACACAGTTTGAGAACATTTCGTTATAAACTGCACAATGATTAACCTACTAGGTTAGAAAAGGAAACTATATGGCTACTACTCGCCGACGCGCTGTTGCGCACAATGCTCTGCAAACTTTTATGCAGAATTTCAATAATCCCTTTACTGTTGAACCTGCGTTCATTGACTGTAAAGAGATGAGTAAAAACTACAAAGACGGACTTGTTCCCCTGAGGGACATTGCTAAGGCAGTTGATGCGGTTATCGGTCCTTGGCAGGGACGAATCAATCAATACTTTAGGTTGATTAACTTAACTCCATATTTTCAAGAAATACCAATAGATCACGTCTTTAGTCATCCGGCATTCAATCGAGACACAAGTCCGAATCATTGTGCAAAACTAGAAGCAGATTGGTTTGATCAGTTCGCTATGGTATCACTTGGTCTTAAAATGCCAGTCAAGTATGGCAACATTGTGCTGAATGCAGATAGTACTCATACAAGTACAAATCGAATCCGAATGGGCGCAAACATGTTGCCATTCTGGATTGCTGATGTTCCAGATCAAGGAGACTTTGACTCTACATTTGCGCTTGCATTGCTTATGGCTGGCCATTTGTTCTTGGCTATTAATGTGCGTAACAAACGAGGCGTTGATATTTTTGATCAACACTTTATTAAGGTAGCTACTGGTATCCACCCTGCTCCACAAATTGATGCAGTTATTAACAAGGTAGCAGGCGTGGTTATTAAGCGGGCAGGTAACAAGATTACTGGTGCTATTCATAACTTAAACGAAACATATCAAACGTTTGACCTGGATGCTAGTACTGCACATCCAGGCCGTTTATTGCAGACTAGCCTAACGTGGTTAGCAACTAACTTCAGGCATCAAAGTATTGATGGTTGTTTGTTGACTAGCTTTGCTATGTTTATACAAGAAAATGAAGATGCTGGTATTAAGTTTACACAGAATCAGACAACTAACCTAGCAAAGGAATTGTCGCTGCGATATAATACTGCAAACAGTGCTCAATTAGAAATTAAGAAAGCCTGTTTGTTGTTAAACAAATCACGTCCGGGCTACACAGCACTAGACAGTAACTATGTTGTTAGCAACGGATTGTTGCACATTGCAAGGAAAATTGGATTGCCTTGTGTTCGCGATCAATTGGCACAATGGGAACAAGGATTCTAATATGGCTTGGTACTACACATTTAATCCTCTAGTGGTGCCTGAAGGCTTGCTGCACACTAAACCAGGCATTACTAATAGTTTTCCTCTTGGTCGACTGGGCAAGTATCAACTACCTTACGGACCGTTTTGGGAAGCAAGCTATACTTGGTTGTGCTATCACGAAGATCCAGCTGTGATTAAGTGGATCGAAGATAGTGTACTAGGGCACTTTCGTCATCGTTGCTGTACACTTGGTGCAGGTATGACAGAATGGCTCATGCTCACTTCTTGGCAAGACGTTCGAGACTATGTCCTGTTAATCTGTAACGGCACTGGCATTACTATTATTGATTACGGTCCCGGACCGTGGACTGCTGTAAGAATTCAAGCCGAGTTACAAAGTAACTAATTGTGGTTGACAATTGTGTTTATAAATAGTATACTAAACTTGTTCATTTAAAAAGGAGAACATCATGGCATATCGTGCAAAAAATGGTAGCGTTAAAGCAGCAGCTCGTCGAGCATTGCGTAGAAAGTAATCATAGCAGCTTAACCGTTAAAAAAGCACCCCAGGGGTGCTTTTTTACGTTCCTCGTTGAACGAATCAGTTGACAGCTAGCCCGTTTGATGCTATAATATATACATATTAACAGCAAAGGCAATCATGCGTTATATTTTGGCAATGTGGAATCAAGAAGGGTTTGAGTGTCTGCAAGACATTACAGACAAGCATCCTGATAACTTTGAGAAGGGTCAAATTATGGACATCCTCAAAGCACAATCCAACCCACTCAGCCAGCAGCTATCCACAATGAAGCTACGTGCTGGATACAATAGTCAGCGATGCTACGAAATCTATGTGTTCAGTACAAATGATGCCCTAGAGTTCAAAGACCTTGAAGATTGGATGAACACTGACCCACAAAGCCTAGTTGAATGGATCCGTGTTAATCACTACTCCAAAGTTTATAGCGACTACCGCCCAAAACACAAAATCAAAATCGTTTAAGGAATATAATGCGCACCCAACCACAAGATATTATTGCTCGTCTAGAGGCAGACAACAGTCGCCTGGCTAAAGAAGCTATCCTTGCAGAAGCTATGGAAGAAGGACTTGATGAGTTCTTTGAAGGTCTAGTTATGAGCCTAGACAAGCTGTACACCTTTGGTGTTAAAGTAGTTCCGTCTAAAGAATCTGCAGGTGGGCAGGGGCTGGCCTGGGCACAATTTAAAGAACTAGCACTAGCCCTACGCAAGCGTGAGCTTACAGGACATGCGGCTCGTGATGCTATCGAATTGGCTATGGGGGTGGCCACCCAGGAGCAATGGAATGGCTGGTACCGTCGCATCCTTATCAAGGACATGCGAGCAGGCTTTGGTGAAAGCACTGTAAACAACGTGTCTAAAAAGAGCAAGAAAGAACAGTACAAGATTCCAGTGTTCGAATGTATGCTGGCCCATGACGGTGCTAAACACGAAAAGAAAATTGCTGGAAAAAAGCTACTAGAAAAGAAACTAGATGGTGTACGCTGTCTTACAGTTGTAGACTTCGAAGCTCGCTCTGTTACTATGTACACACGTAATGGCAAAGAGCTTGTGAACTTTCCGCATATTGTCAAGGCCTTTGAAGACAACATGGATAACTTTGGTCGTAGCTACGTGTTTGACGGTGAAGTTATGTCTAGCTCATTCCAAGAGCTTATGACCCAAGTACATCGTAAAAGCAACGTAGAAGCCTCTGATGCTGTGCTTAACCTGTTCGACATCTTGCCCTTGGTAGAGTTCAAGCAGGGCGAGAGCACCATGGGTCAGCGTAGGCGCTCAAATTTCCTTAAGGCCAACTTCAGCCAGATCTTTGCAGATGCAGGCTGTATTATCATTGTTCCGCAGATTGAAGTAGATCTGGACACAATGGTAGGCATGGTAGAGTTTCAGGACTTTAACAAGCTGATGGTCGAGCAGGGCTACGAGGGTATCATGATCAAAGATGTAGATGCCCCCTACGAGTGCAAGCGTTCAGCAAGCTGGCTCAAGCAGAAGCCCTTTATTGAAGTATCACTGGAGGTAATAGATGTTGAAGAAGGTACTGGACGAAATATCGACAAACTTGGAGCTTTGGTTTGCTCCGGCATAGACGATGGGAAGCAAATTACAGTCAATGTTGGTAGTGGCTTTAGTGACGTTAATCGAGATGAGCTTTGGGCTTGCCGTGATACTCTTGCTGGCCAGGTTGTTGAAGTAAGGGCTGATGCAGTCACGCAGAATCAGGATGGCACGTATAGCCTACGCTTTCCTAGATTCTTACGCTTCCGTGGATTTGTCAAGGGTGAAAAGATCTAGAGCCAACTGTCTACAGCCTGGGCTCCGCTTAGTACTGTAGACGCTGTCCATAGGTCTTCTTGGGCTGATTCATATACCCACTCAGGCCCAGGGTTACTGGCCACTAGCCAACTATTCTGCTTGCCCCCGGAACTAAGGCCATCTAGCTCTGCTTGTAGTTGTCCGGGTGCCCACGAGCAATAGCCAAGCATCATACGAAACCGCTGGGGGTAATCGCCGTTGCTCATAGCTTCAAACATACTGATGTTAGAAGTCATACTCCAGTCTTCGTTGATTTCTTCTGTGTAGTCATCTAGACTCCATTCTGAGTCATGTAACATCCACACAGTACCTGGGCTCATAGGGCCACCCCAGTACAAGGGAAAATTTAAATTGATATCAACCCCTGCTTCAACCACTATGTCCTGTAGTGTATACTCAGTAGGTTTGTTTAAACATAGGGCAAATGTGCCCCTGCTTACTGCGTGTGTGAGCATTATCACCGCGTCATTAAAACGCAGGTCTATCATGCCCGGAGGTGCTATAAGAAGATCGCCTGCGCGTGCAGTTACTGTCATTGTGTTTAGCTCCTATTGTAAGATTATTTTATGACCAGTCTGGCAAGGGTCCACCGTACTTTTTGCCCTTGATTTTTTTACCTCTAACCTTGACTCTATCGCTGCCTACTTTGTGACTCTTGCCACCATCACGGCTACGATAGCCCTGACTTTTGCAGGAACTTAATTGGCTAGCACCCAGAGCTGAGTCTGGCTTGCCACTTTGACAGAGACCGCGACTTGCAGGTTCTTCGTCTACTAAACGGTCTACAACTTCAAATATTTTCATAGTTTATGCTACCATACTTATGGCCATTACAGCCGTGACCAACATGTTCTTTAGTTCAACATTGTCCGCTTGTTTATTTAACTCCGCTGCCGAAACCAGATTTTGTACCAACTCCTGATACTCTGATTGCGATAGCCCTCCACCCTGATACTGATCGTTAATGGCCAGTGCCATAGCTGCCCGTGTTTCTGCCCATGGCCGTCCACATGTACTTAGTTGTTCCAATTGTTCACGCATCAATATCTCCCTAATACAGCCTTGGCGGCTCTTTCGCTTGTTTGTGTTAACAGCAGCTTGTTCAGTTCGCAGTAAGCCAAACTACCATCTCCACGCAGAACCCATCTCGCCACTATCTCCTGCATGGGCAGTACTACTCGTATAACGTCCTGCTGCAAGAACCCTTTGGCACGACTGTACTCCATAAACCATGTTAAATCCTGCTGTATAGGCAGAATCTGTGCAGGCTGTGGCTGAGCACAATCTATGGCTATGACCTTGACTCGAACGTCTATTACTCTAGCACTTTGATTATGATCCCAAAATGAGGGAATCCAAGCTGTGACTGTGCTGCACCCCGAAAGGAAGACTGTGATGCAGACCAGCAGGTTGTTCATACACATATTTAACTCAATGGTTGCAGTTTCAGAGTTTTTCCTGTATAATATACAGATGACCACACACTATATACACCCCCTGAACAAGCACCAGTTGATCATTAGAGACATACTGTGTGCGCACAACCCCAAGTACCAGGGCCGTGAACAAGAGCTAATGGAAGATTGGGGGCTGTTCAATGTGGAACGTATAGTGGAAGAACAGATGGCTGCGCTGGGTGGATATGATCGTGTGGATGCCACGGGCTATGACAATTCAGACTACTCGGAAACCAAAACAGGCACTGTTCGCCGCCATGATCGAACTGCCACTATCACCAGCATATTGACCGAACGAACACGCACTGCCAAAGTAGGTGACATACGTGCTGTGATGTACAATGAGTTTACTGAAAGACTGGACTACTTCTTTCTGCCCAAAGCCTATTGGGAAACTATCAGAGAATACGGTAAGAGCAACAGTGACATACTGCGTGCCCGTTACAGTCCCAGCACAGATAGCATACACAAATGGCAGGACCATCGTGTGGATAGTTTTCTAGAACTGGCTGTTAAACTGTCAACAGTGTCTAGTCCATACGAATACCGAGAACTAGATACTCCAAAGAATACCTTATTCGACTGGACATGAAGCCGTAGTTGCGCCGAGCGCCCGCGCAGATTTTTCACACACGATCTAGTTCAGGTGCAGCACGAAGTAGAGGAAAAGCCAGCACTAGGACACAGCAGTATTTCGGGGGAATCCAAAAAAGATATAGTCCCTGATCCCGTATTTCAACTAGACCAGAATGCTGTTGTACCAGCTGCCATACTGCTTCGGGATCTGATGCTGCCCAATAAGGTAACTTGTAGCAGCATAGTTTAGTTAGTTTCTCAGTCATATCTAGCTGTATATAGTATAACTATGTGTGTAGAGAATACTATACTGAGAGAACCTAAACACAATGAATACTAAATTAACCACCTTGATAGTGAGCATAGCAGCAGCCTTGATCTGGATCGCAGGTTACTTAGCAGGCTCTGCACAGCTCTAACTAGTGTATATACACTATACTGACTATACACACTATATACAATATACAGCATATACCACGAAGGGGGTGGCTGTAGTGTAGGGTAGAGTACGGTGAATCCAGGTTGGCAACGGTGAATCCAGGTTGGCAACGGTGAATCCAGGTTGGCAACGGTGAATCCAGGTTGGCACCATTTGAACTATGCCTCTCACGCCATTGTTCAAGATTGTGCAAAAAAGTGCAAGATTGTGTGATATTCTGGACCAAACGACTCAAACGGTTGGGTTTACAGGGTCTAGATCGCCTGGTTCTCCACAGTTTTACCACCATGATTCTGTCGATTCTACCGTGTTCGCGACCTCTTTATCCTGCTCTACGGTTAACCCACAGTGGCCCCGCTGCGCATATACAGTAATAATCACGCTATACTGACTATACAGTATGTGGTCACAGGCAGTATATAGTGCGTATACTATATCTAGACTAATATCACTATATACTAGCATGAATACTTTGTTTTTAACACTGTGGATCTGTACTGCGTGGTTTGGGTTCTCAATGCTGTATATACTGATCATTATCTTAATCTGTTCTCTGTATCTCGGTTAACCCGAATAGGCCCCGCTGCTAGGCCGTGTGTATATACTGAGCATATAGTAAATACAGTATGAACGAACATGATTATCCCCGCGAATGGCCTGCTGTGGTCTTGAGGATTGTGGCAGCACGAGGTCTTTACTATGCTCTAAGGCATATTAGCTGCACAGTCGCGAACAGACTGGGATACCAGAGCCTGCCTGGAACGGCTAGAAGATCAGTGGCCTAAATAGCCTAAATGGTAAAGACCCCGCTGCTAGGGGTTGACATTTCCCTCGATGTGTAGTATAATATATACTTACTAAGCAACAAAGCAGAACTAGATGACAATGCCAGATGAACGCTATCGTGCTGTACAGTGGACGGCTCAGTTTCTACAGCGACTAGCGGGTGGGGAATATCCCCGTATACCCAAGGCAGTTCGTGAGGAAGCAAGAAGTCTGCTGCGGCATTATCCGGGCGCGTGGGACCTGCAACGTGCTGCTGATGCAGCGCCGGAGGTATTTCAAACCCACATGGAACCTTTGCACAAGATGGTGCTGCAATATGCACAGGATCAAGAAGAATAGCACACAGGGCCGATAGCTTAATGGTAAAGCAGCGAACTCATAATTCGTTGAGTCTTGGTTCAATTCCAAGTCGGCCCACCAAATTTCCCGGCGTTCGTTCAACGGATAGGACATAGAGCTTCTACCTCTAGAATGTGGGTTCGATTCCTGCACGCCGGACCAAGTTAACTTAAGGATACAGATGTCAGAATACGATTCAGGTAAAGCAGCAGAACAGCAGGCAGCAGCCATTAGAGAAAAGCGAGAGTCACGGCTAGCAGGCGAAGCAGCTATGGCGGCCTTTCTAGCTGAGGGCGGAAAGATTCAGAAGATCGCTAACAATGTATCGGGCAGAGTGGAAGGTGCCAGCTACTCAGCATGGGGCAAGCCCAAGAAGAAGGCTGCTGCCACGGAACAGCACAGCGCGGCAGATCACAGCCCGGACGGGGACGAATAACCACTGAGCCCTTAGGGGCTTTTCTTTTTGGTTGACAGAGTGTTCAAAGTGTCGTATAATACTGTTATGGAGACAAAAAACACACCCCGTAAGAAGCGAGTCGACCGTACGCACATCATCTATGAGCTGCGTGTAGGTGGTGCCAGCTACATTGGTGTCACTGCAAAGACTGAAAGCACTGTGAACAAGTCAGTGCTAGCTCGTGCAGCCAAGCACTGGTACCGTGCCAAGACAGAGAACAAGGCATGGCGGCTGTGTGCAGCACTGCGCACACTCAGAGACAAGAGCGAGATCGAAGTATACGTGTGGGAAACACTGAGAGGCAAAGCTGCTGCCCATCGACGCGAAGTAGAGCTGCGCCGCGAGTTGAAGCCCACTCTCAACACAGATGTCCGGAACGATCACTTATACAGATAATGTCTTACAATTGTCACCGTGCCATCTATTATGATTACCAAGGCTGATAACCCTGTGACAGTGCTGGCATTCTATAATGGGATTCTTACCATTTTAGGTGCTACAGATGTTCGCGGCGACTAGAGGTTGACATCATAGTACGAGCGGCAGTATAATACACTCATACACACACCAAGGAGAACATGATGAGTAAGAACCTAGTATTGATGAGAGATGTAATAACCCAGTATCATCCAGAGTTTAGGAAAAGCAAGGACCTGCGAGCCTACGGCCTGCAGCATCCTGACATCTTCAATGTAGAACGACTGGTTGAAGAAAGCCTTGCTGCTGTAGGCCCTTATCAGTTTATTGATGCTGCTCATGCTGACTTCAGTGATGGCACAGACTCAAAGACAGCCAGCATACGTGTTAATCCTGCGGTCGCCGGTGGCCGGAGTCATGGTGGAGAAATCAGCGGTGTAGAAACAGCAGGTGGTGGACGCAAGATAGGGGCACTTCGCTGCACCATATACAATCCGCACAAGGACCAGCTGCGCTACTACTTCTTGCCCAAGCGCATGTGGCAAAGCCACATCACACTGCATCCCAGCTCAGGCATTGGCAAAATCATGTACACCTATCATCGAGAGCATGATCACATCGTTAAGTTTCATGGCTACGAGTGTGCCAGCTTTGTAGGCTTGGCCATGGCACGTTAGGAGTTGACAGCTTTGCCAAAAGCTGCTATAATATACACTTACACAGCAACAAAGGACACAAGATGACAAATCCAATTCCATGCAGTGGCATGTTTGCCACACCAAAGACTCAAGCGGACCTGTTCGCTTACCTACAGAAGTTTTCGGGTCCAGAGCGAGCATTGGCTATGACTGTGGCCATGATAACAATGAACCTGTGCAACAAGATGGTAGACGACGCAGTGGAGACAATATGATCACGCCAAGCGCTCTCAAGACACTGACCACGTTCACTGCTGTGGCATTGACCAACGCTATCCGAGCAGCAGGCTACAAGCGTCCTGCATTCCAGCACAGCATGTTCGTGGGCATCACAACTGGTGGACAGTTTGCCTACAAGGTAGAGTACATGGAAGACAACAAGCTACAGATTAACAAAGTGTTCCTTAGCTATGACCCTGCTGCTGGTAGGGTTTCTGCAGACTACTGATTGACAAGCTGTCCAAAAGTTGTTATAATTAATACTTAAACAGCAACAAAGGACTAAGTCATGCGTACATACATTGCATTCTATAAAGGTCAGCAGAAGCCCATCGTTGCTGACAGTTCGTATGCTGCTCAACAGATGGCAGCGCTGCTCTACAAGGCAAAGAAGAGCTACGAAGTCACAGTGGTGCTGGCAGATGTAGCCGTTGACACTGCCGCACTGTGAAGTTACAATAACCCAGTGGTTGACTGGGTTATTGTTTGATGCTATAATATACACTTACACACACTAGGAGCGACACTATGAGTGCATTACAAAACTATGTAGACCAAAAGAATCAATGGAGTGCCATCTTTGGTGATGCGCCCCTCAGCTTGGCCCTGAGTGCAGACCGTCAGCATATCGCAGGCATGTTGGACAGCGACCTTAGTCCAGAGAACTTGAGCTGTGATGGCGAGCTCAGCGGTGCAGAAGAGAGCCGCAGATACCGTGTGCTCCGCGCCGCGGCCCTGGAATTAAAGGCTGTGGATCCTACTGTTAAATTTTACGAGTTTGGTTGACTGATGGTCCAACCAGTGTTATAATACCAATACTAGCAACAGGAGCACAGTGTGAAAAACTTCAGCATGTACACAGAGTCGGGCAATGATGCAGTGGCAGCGGTTGTGCGAGAGGCCAGCATACTTCAATATGATTGGCCCACCACACTTACTGCATTGACCAACTTGGCCGAAAGATTCCCCGAAGACTTTGGTGAAGCAACCGATACAGCCGTGCGTGAATGTGTGTATAACACACTTGGATTCAACTCACCCTTTTATGTGTAAGGTCTTTGGTTGACGATTAATCCAAAAGCTGTTATAATATACACATAGCAAAGCAAAACAGGAGTTGAAAATGTCTAAGTTAACTGAATACACAATTGAAATCTACAAAGCAGACAAGCGTATCAAACGTGATGAGCGCCACGGCAAAAACAAGGCAGGCTTGCGTTTTATTAAAGTGATGGACTATGCCCCCAGCACCAAAGACTACATTGAGTGTCTTGCAGAAGACTTTCGTAGGGATGGCGTGGTAGCCAACGTGTTTGAAACTTTTGTGACCAAACAAAACTTAATGGGTGGCATAGAGTTTCAAGAGCGTTATGACACGCCCTACTACTGTAGCCCAAGCTCAGAAACTTACTGGAGCATGTAATACCCAAGTACTACAAACTTTTTGGTTGACGATTAATCCAAAAGCTGTTATAATTAACACATAGACAGCAACACACACTAGGAGCACTAAATGGGAACTCGCGGAACTATTGCTTTAGAATACGCAGACGGCACAGTAGAGCAAGTTTACTGCCATTGGCATAATTATTTGTCCGGCACAGGCGCTATCCTAACTAATCACTACATGGACCCGTTCAAAGTGCAGCAACTGTTGGACTTGGGGAACCTCAGTACACTGGGCGAAGAGATTGGTGTTAAGCGTCCGTTTGATGCACCTGGCAAGTACGGCAGCGATGAGTACCTTGCGTTCCAATCCAAGTGGGCTGGACAGTGCCTGTTCTATGGTCGTGATCGCGGCGAGTATAGCCAGCAGAGCAACAAGTACGACAGCATCCAGGAATACTTTGACCTATGCCAGCAAGAGGAATACGACTACATCTTGCGCAAGCTCAACGGTATAGCTGCGTGGTTCGTACGCTGTAACGCTACAGACGGCAAGTGGGTTTCAATGAGCGAAGCAAAGGCTACAGAAGCAGTTGTGGCGTAATTACAACAGCCGCTGGGGTTGACAACAGCTTCATTTGGCAGTATAATAAACACTTAAACAGCAAATAGGAGCGAAAACTATGTCAGCAGTTATTCAAATCAACGATGGTACCTACAAGATCCGTGGCCGCGAGACCAGCATGAGCGGTGTACGCTTTCAACTTGTAGATGGTTTCAAGTTTGGCAGCACTGGCGGGTTCGTTACAGTAGAAGGCGGCAGCGCTAATCCCAGCAATGCAGGCATTCCAGCTCGCAAGATCAAGATCAAGTGTGATGGTGTAGACAGCTACATTGTTGTGTCAGGCGATGTGTCAGCAACTCCAGCAGGAGACAAGAGCTTGGAACAGATCAAAGTCAGTGATGCAGTTGTGTCTAAAGAGACAGACGAAGAGATTGTTGAGCGCCTACGTGCTCGCTTTGAAGTACTTACAGACATGACCAAGGCTGTGAAAGAAGGCAATGTGCGAGCAATGATTGTCACAGGCCCTCCAGGCGTAGGCAAGAGCTTTGGTGTTGACGAAGTGCTCAGCAAGGACGACCTGTTCAATGCACTAGGTGACCGTAAGCCACGCTATGAGATTGTGAAGGGTGCTATGAGTGCCATTGGCCTGTACAGCAAGCTCTACGAGTACAGTGAGAAAGGTAACGTTATCGTGTTCGATGACTGTGACTCAGTACTGTTAGACGACCTTAGCTTGAACATTCTCAAAGCAGCTTTGGACACTAGCAAGAAGCGCACTATCTCTTGGAACACTGACAGCCGCATCCTGCGAAGCGAAGGCATTCCAGACAAGTTCGAATTCAAAGCAGGTGCTATCTTTATCACCAACATCAAGTTCGAGAACGTTCGTTCTAAGAAATTGCAAGATCACTTGGCAGCGTTAGAAAGCCGTTGCCACTACATTGATCTGCAAATGGACACTGATCGTGAAAAGTGCCTGCGTATCAAGCAGATTGTAGTTGACGGCATGCTGGACAGCTACGAGTTCAATGAAGTTCAGCGTGATGAGGTAGTAGACTTTGTTATGGAGAACCGTGCCAAGATGCGTGAGTTGAGCTTGCGCACTGTGCTCAAGGTTGCAGACCTGCGCAAGAGCTTTGCCAACAACTGGAAGAGCATGGCTGAAGTCACAATCATGCGGAGGGGTGCATAATGGATTTAGGATTTGGCCCAGCAAGAACATGTCAGTTCATTGGCGCAGAACAAAAGGCGTGGCCGTACACGTTCTGCGGCAAAAAGAGTATCGGCGGCAAGAGCTACTGTGAAGATCACTATTGGGAGATCTACAAGAAGGGCAGTGCCACAGCAGGTCGACGGGCAGAGAAAGAAGTCGACAAAGAAATCGCTGAACTGAAGCTTCAACAGGAAATTAACGAAATGGAGAATGACAATGCTTAAAATTATTCTAGGTATCCTGTTGATCGTTGTGCTGGTTGCCATTGGCCCAGTCATTACCATCTGGGCGGCGAACACTTTGTTCCCTGCATTGGAGATCCCTTACACTATCGGCACTTGGTTGGCTGTGGTTATCTTCGGTGCGTTCCTTCGAGCTAATGTTTCTGTAAAGAAGTAAATTGGTAAACCGCAGGGTTGACATTCAACGCTGTGTGTTATATACTAATTAAATGCTGTGAAATAACAGCTTTACAAAGGAAACTTAAACATGAAACGTATTTCTAAAGATACAAAGACATTCAAAGTCTTTCAAGCACTTTACAATGGTGCAAAACTAACACCAGCACAGGCCAAGAGTGATCTAGGCGTTGGTAACTTGGCTGCAGAAGCTAGCCGCTTGCGTCAAAATGGTTATGCCATCTACGCTAAGAGCCGCAAAGCAGGCAACGGTGTTATGGTCACTGAATATGAAATGGGCAATGCCAGCCGTGAGATCGTGGCACTGGGCTACAAGGCCAAGTCAATGGGCATCACCCTCTAAGGGGTTTTCAAACACATACCGTAGTCGCTCCCGGGGCAGTGTTTAGGACTGTGGTAGAAATGCCACAGTCTTTTTTCTTGGCTGGAACTCCAACAAAGTGGTTGACAATCGGGATAAATTATAGTATACTAGCGTCATAGTAAGAACTTAGGAGCGAACATGTTTACAGCAGATCAAGTTTGGGGATTGGCAGTGGCAGCTGACAGAGTCAACGGCGGCTACTTCAAAGAAGATGTATACGTGATGGAGAATCAGTGCACCAAGCGTATCACACAGGCCAACAAGATGATGCTGAAAGAATGGCTGCGAACAGATGCTGTGACCGAAGCTACTGCCGCAGACATCGAGCGAGGACGTGAAGTTCGACACTTCTTCAACGGCTTCCTGCTTAAACAGCTATCGGGCAAGATCAACGAGTTCGAGCAGCAGGCTCTGCGTATTGCACAGATGGATGAGTTCACCGGCCGTAACCTACTAGAGTTTGCCATTGTCAGCTGCCTGCCTGCTGCTATGGTCCGTGAGCAAGAGCGTAAGGATCTAACCAGCGACATCCGCAACTCAACCCAGCTCACAGGCAATGTGGGAGACAAGATCCAGGGCGAAGTAGAAGTTGTCAAGTGCTACTACAGCAAAGACTATGACAAGTATAGGGTTACTGCAAAACTGGTTGACAGCTTCGTTGATTTCTGGTATAATAGTAACTTAGAAGCAGGCACTAAGATCTGTATCAAAGCAAAGATTAAAAGTGTTCGTGGCGACAACACTACCCAACTTAACTTTGTAAAAAGAGCTTGACAACTAGGGTGATTGGTGTTATACTATTAACACTGAGAAAGCAAATTGTAACAACTGAGAAGGGTCTTTATTATGTCAAAGTCAGCAGATATTAGTGTTCGTCAAGTGGGTCCAAAGAGTGCCAAGCGTTCTATCGCTAAGGCAATCCAGAAACGTCGCCCAGTGTTCCTGTGGGGTCCTCCAGGTATTGGTAAGTCAGATATCGTCAAGCAGATTGGCGAAGACGCAGGCCGCGAAGTCATCGACGTTCGTCTAGCCCTGTGGGAACCTACTGACATCAAAGGTATTCCTTACTACAACAGCGACCTAGGCACTATGGTGTGGGCGCCTCCAGCAGAGCTGCCTACAGATCCAACTAGCACCGCAATCATCTTCCTGGATGAGTTGAACAGTGCTCCTCCAGCTGTGCAGGCTGCGGCCTATCAGTTGATCCTGAACCGTCGTGTTGGTACTTACAAACTGCCAGATGGTGTTGACTTGGTTGCCGCTGGTAACCGCGAAGGCGATCGTGGTGTGACATATCGTATGCCAGCTCCACTGGCTAACCGTTTCGTCCACTTGGAAGCAAAGGTAGACTTTGATGACTGGCAGGACTGGGCCACGCTGAACAAGATCCACTCAGAGGTCGTAGGCTATGTGGGCTTTGCCAAGCAAGATCTGTATGACTTTGATCCTAAGTCTAGCTCAAAGGCATTCGCTACTCCACGTTCATGGAGCTTTGTGAGCGAGCTGTTGGAAGATGACGACACTGACAACGACACGCTGACTAACTTGATCAGTGGTGCAGTTGGTGATGGCTTGGCTGTGAAGTTTATGGCTCACCGCAAGATTGCAGGACGCTTGCCTAAAGCAGAAGACATCATTGATGGCAAGGTCAAGGACCTGCAGATTAAAGAGATCTCAGCAATGTACTCTTTGACTGTGAGCTTGTGCTACGAGTTGAAAGACCGTTCAGAGAAGAAAGTCAAGAACTGGGACGACGGTGCTGACAACTTCTTCCGCTACATGATGGACAATTTCCCAACTGAGTTGGTAGTGATGGGTGCGAAGACAGCGTTGACAAACTACAACCTGCCGTTGGATGCTACAAAGATGAAGAGCTTCGAAGAGTTTCATAAAAGATTTGGCAAATATGTGCTCGTGGCAATGGAAAATTGATTTAGACCCAGTTTTCCATTGAGGGTGGGTACTGTCTCAGCAGTAGCCCACCTTTTTCCTTATGTAGGGTGCCGTGATGCTAACATCTTAGCTCTATGTCCGTCACTCCATAAGCGTCCACGCACCCACTCCGATCCGGGACATTGTTCTACTAACGAATTGCGAGTGCCGTCGTTCCACCAATGGAACTTCTTACCATAGTTGGGATTGTTCTCCCCAGACTGAGCCGCCGACATCTTCTTACGGGACTCGGGTGTGTGTTTAGATCCCTTACGAGCTTCACTTATTTTACGACGACTCTCGTCAGTGAATGCTTTTCCTCCCCAATTGGGATTCTTCTCTCCACTGCTGTTAATACTCATACGCTGTTTGGCATCTTCGGTATGCTTCTTACCGTTCATTGTCTTGCCTTCGTTGATAAACTTCTTATCACCATTGTTCTTGTTTAGCCAGTGAGGAGTACGGGCAGCATCCAATCGACGGAGAACACGATGTTCCCACAGCAATGCTGCTTCTCTGGTAGTAAATGTTTTTCGGACTTGTGTTGTAAAAGCACCACAGCCGTGTTGAGCGATCAGTTGACGTACAACCTTAGAGCTTGTATAATAACTGTTCCAAAGGTCTGTGGGGTTGCAGCCTCGTTTGGTACGAACACCATAGTACTGTTGCCCTGTGGGCAGAAATGTTATGAGATAGGTGTAGGGAGTGTAAATATTCATGCTGATAGTTCCTTATAAACTGTTAGAGAGGGTGGATGGTGGTACATCGCGATCCTCACTCTTATTTATACGTTCTAAGTGCAATGGA